CTCAAACGGTTGCCTATGGCTTGTTCCTTCTGTGACTTCACTCAAGCTTGCTATCCAAAGGCAAAGTTCAAACCTCACCCTATGTCGAAGGCAAAGGAACCACCTTCGTACTGGTTCGTAGAGGATTAAGCATGGCGATAAAACCTCAGTCTGCAAAGGCTAAGGGCCGGCGTCACCAGCAATGGGTGAGAGATAAAATTCTAGCACTGTTTCCGAAACTGGAACCAGATGATGTCCGTTCCACCGGGATGGGCCAAGGCGGGGAAGACGTTCAACTGTCGCCCGCTGCTAGAAAGCTCTTTCCCTACTCTGTGGAATGCAAGGCTCTGAACAAGATCAGTGCATACAAATTCATGGAGCAAGCTGAAGCCAACTGCCCACCCAAAGCGGAACCAATCGCAATCATCAAAGCGGATCGGCAGAAGCCACTAGCCCTGATGGATGCAGAACACTTTTTCAAACTGATTGGAAAAAACAAATGAAAGATAAAGACCCCATCGCCTGCGGCTTATTCATAACGCCGGTAGACCATACAGGATTTAATCTCAGCGCCTTTAGCAACCTTGTAGGAAACGTGTCCGAAGAGGAAGTTAATCACTACGAAGCTCTGGTTGAGGGCATCGGATACATGGTTCAAAACAACCCATTCTTTTTTGTGGATCTGGGCAACATGGTCCTCGACCAATCTGAAATGGAAATCGAATTTGAGCCTGCCGATGAACTTGAGCAAGCCATTGCCGAAGCCAAAGTCATCCCCTTCAACAAAAAGAATTGAGGACACCATGATGGATCTCAACCAAATCACCGATATGGTTAACCGGCCCCTGCATTACAACTCTGCAGAAATCGAGTGCATCGATGCAATGGAAGCCATGGTAGAAGGCTCAGACTGTGAGCCTCATGTAGCTTATTGCTGGCAAAATGCTTTTAAATACTTATGGCGCTGGCCCTACAAGGGCGGTCTTGAAGATCTCAAAAAGGCCCGTTGGTATTTAGACCGCCTCATTACAAAGCTGGAGGCGGAAGATTAATGACCCCCGGCTATGAATACTTTGATGAAGGCAGTGCAGCCCTTCGTGACCCGGATACATATCTGGGCAAATCACCTCTGGATATGGTTCAGCATTTTGCACGGACCTACCAGCAATCCATGGGCCATCAGTGGGCCAAGGGAACCCTGAAAGACCTTCTGCGTACCGTCCTTATCAAAGAGGAATACGCTGAAGTTCTAGAGGCTACAGAAGCCCCCGAAATGCTCAAGGAATTAGCGGATTTGGTTTACGTCACATACGGATTTGCAGCCACGTTTGGCTGGAATTTAGACGAAGCTGTGCGCCGTGTTCATGCATCCAACATGAGCAAGCTCGGGGTCGATGGGGACGTAATTTACCGTGAAGACGGAAAAGTTCTCAAGGGGCCGAATTATGAAGAACCCGATTTAACAGACTTAGTTTGAGGCAGACCATGAATAACTATCTACCAACCGATTACCAAGCATTCATCCACACAAGTCGCTATGCCCGTTGGCTAGACGAAACAGGCCGCAGAGAGACTTGGGGCGAAACCGGAGACCGCTATGTTTCTAATATTATAGCTCCTGTGATTAAGGACACCGCAGTACAGAAGGAGATCTATGAGGCCATCACAGGCCTTGAGGTTATGCCTTCTATGCGATCCATGATGACCGCAGGTGTTGCAGCCGCCCGTGACAATACATGTATGTACAACTGTTCATACCTAGTCATCGATGACCCCAAAGCCTTCGATGAAGCTATGTTCATCCTGTTGTGCGGTACGGGCGTAGGGTTCTCTTGTGAGCGCCAGTACATCAAGAGCCTGCCAGAGGTTCCTGAGACCCTTTATGACAGCGATACAACCATTGTAGTGAAAGACAGCAAAGAGGGTTGGGCCAAAGCGTATCGCCTTCTGATTAGTATGCTCTACGCCGGTGAAATCCCTACATGGGATGTCAGCAAGGTTCGCCCAGCCGGTGCTAGACTTAAAACCTTTGGTGGTCGTGCATCTGGCCCAGCGCCTTTGGTTGATCTGTTTAATTTCACGATTGATACCTTCAAAAAGGCTGCAGGCAGTAAGTTGTCTTCCTATGAATGTCACAGCATCATGTGCAAGATCGGTGAAGTGGTCGTGGTAGGTGGGGTGAGGCGTTCAGCGATGATCTCTCTATCCAACCTGTCAGATGATCGTATGCGTCACGCTAAGTCCGGTAAGTGGTGGGAAACAGCCCCGCACATGGGCCTAGCAAATAACTCTGTCGCATACACCGAAAAGCCAGACGCTATGTCCTTCCTGCGTGAATGGACTGCATTGGCAGAAAGCGGTTCTGGTGAGCGTGGTATCTTCAATCGGGAAGCCGCTGTTAAGCAAGCCAATAAGAACGGACGCCGTGACCCTAACTTTGAATGGGGAACTAACCCGTGCAGCGAAATCATCTTGCGGGGACCAAAGACCGATAAGAGCGGCAATCCAATTGCAGGTACAGGCGGTCAGTTTTGTAATTTAAGTGAGGTAGTTATCCGTGCTTCAGACTCTAAAGAAGATCTTGTTCGGAAAGTCCGTATCGCAACCATTTTGGGAACGGTACAATCTACCTACACCAAGTTCCCTTATTTGCGAAAAGTGTGGGCGAAGAACACGGCAGAAGAACGGCTGTTGGGGGTGTCGCTGACCGGCATCATGGACAACACCCTAACCAATGGCAAAGAGGGCGATCTAGCTGCTCTTCTAGAAGACCTGAAACAGGTGGCTGTTGATACCAATAAAGAATGGGCTGATAAGCTGGGCATCGAAGTTTCGGCTGCTATAACTTGCGTTAAGCCATCGGGTACAGTTTCACAGCTTACAGACAGCGCCTCTGGAATACACGCACGACATAGCCCTTACTACATTCGTACTGTTCGTGGTGATAACAAAGATCCTCTGACACAGTTTATGAAGGACCAAGGCGTACCTAACGAACCAGAAGCCTTTAAGCCGGATCAAACCACCGTCTTCAGCTTCCCAATGAAGGCACCTGACAATGCGGTAGTTACCGCAGATATGTCAGCCATCGATCAGCTCAACATGTGGCTCATGTATCAACGACACTGGGCCGAACATAAGCCTAGTGTGACTATAAACGTAGAAAGTTCTGAATGGTTAGACGTAGGCGCATTTGTTTACGAGCATTTCGATGAAATGTCTGGTGTATCTTTCCTGCCGTTTGATGATCACACCTACCAGCAAGCACCCTACCAGCATGTCGGTAAGTCTGAGTACGAACAGATGCTTTCGTTTATGCCAAAGGCCATCGATTGGACGAAGCTTTCTTCTTATGAAGCGGAGGACAATACCTCTGGAAGTCAGACACTCGCATGCTCTGGCGATAGCTGTGAAATCGTGGATCTCACTGCTTAGTGGTTGATATGTACACAATCTTAACCAGAGACCAATGCAACTTCTGTGACCGGGCTAAGGCAGTACTCCGGTCACAGGGGCAACCATATGCAGAGTACAACATACAATCAAAAAGTAGCAGGTGGCTCACGCCCCTGCTTCTAATGGCCGACCTAAAAACCGTACCCCAGATCTTTGACCCTGAAGGAAAGTACATCGGAGGCTACAGCGAACTTGAGGACTCATTCAAATAATTGAGGCAGGTTTATGAATAAAAACGAGGCATACGAAGTCGGATATGAAGACTTCTTCAAGAACAACCATCGGTGCGCCTACAAGCCTAAAAGCCGTTTCTACAAAGAATGGCAACGTGGGTTCAATGACGCATACTTCTACAACAGGAGGACGCATGTACAAAGTATTTCAACAGAAAGACTTCAACAGGTATGATGAAGCGGCACGGGCAGCGGCTAAAAAGTTCTGGTCTTCGGTTGGTTATCTTTGTGAAGACAATCCTGACGAATATGGGGTGGACCTAGTCGTTAAGGGCCAGAATAAGATGTTCTTCTGTGAGGTTGAGGTTAAGACTGTGTGGCACGGGGTACAGTTCAAGTACCCCACCATACACCTGCCTGTACGCAAGGCTAAGTTCTTAACCAAGCCCACACAGTTTATGATCTTTAATAATAGCCTGACCCACGCAGCCATCTTTGGCCGCAAGGTGGTTCTGGATAGCCCCTGCGTCGAAGTCTCCAATGTGAAGATCTCACATGGCGAAAAGTTCTTTGACGTACCATTTGAAAAAGCAACCTTCGTACAAACAATTTAGGTGAATATGAGCAAGAATGCCCGTCGATACACAAGAAAGCGCAAAATAACAGAAGGGGAAGCACCCACGCCTAAACACATTAAGTCTATCCAATTAGTTCCAAAGACCTACAACCAGCAATTGTATGCAAAGGCTCTTAACAATGACCCTCTAGTATTCGTCACAGGATGCGCAGGTACTGGCAAGACCTATATGGCGGCGACACAGGCCGCTAAGATGTACTACGAAGGCAGTGTAGCTAAGATCGTTATCACACGCCCTAACGTGGCCGCAGGTGGCCGTGACATAGGCTTCTTTAAAGGCGGTCTGGAAGAGAAGATGGCCCCATGGGTAGCTCCTCTGATTGATGTACTAAAGAAGCATCTGGGCGTCACAAAGGTGCAGAGCATGCTGTCGGATGGTAACATCGTCGTAGAGCCGTTCTCTGTGATGCGGGGTAAGTCATTTGATGACGCATTCATCATCCTAGATGAAGCTCAGAACACCACCTACGTTGAGCTAAAGATGTTTCTGACCCGCATAGGTGAGAACACAAATGTAGTGGTAAACGGTGACGTAGCTCAGACAGATCTAGCAGAGAAGTCCGGGCTAGGCCGCATCATCAGAATGATCAAATCACAGATGCTACCCTTCCCTGTGATTGAAATGACTGTCGATGATATTGTGCGATCTGATGTGTGTGCCACATGGATTAAAGCCTTCATAGTAGAGGAAGCTGCGTAATGGATTTATACCTGTCCGGTTGCCTATACCTAATAGGCTCATTGTTTATGACACTTAACTTTGAACCAGAGGAAGGCTCCTCTAGAGTGATGTATCTTTTGTTCGTATTCGCATGGCCTGTAATGACGCTGTGGCTGTTAGTAGAAGACATGTTCCGAAAACAATAAAGCGCCCCGTGGTGTTGACCTCGGAGCGCCCTAAGCGTATAATAATAAGTGGAGTAGGAAGTTTGGTCGCTTCCTCTTCGGTTTTAATTGGAACCCTCAGATTTCGGTCTGGGGGTTTTACTTTTTAGAACACAATTGTGTCTGTGTCGGGGTCATATGAACAGCCCTGTTGGTAATCAATCGCTGTAGCCGTATCCACGGTACACACCACCATTTGCTGTTGTTCTGACCTCATACTTCTACCCGAAGCATCTAATAATGCGAGACCTAAGTCATGCGCCTGTCTTGCTGTTAATAACATATCGTAGCCCTTTGCTAAGTGAACATACCGGCGGTAGTTGCGGTTACTAATCGCTGCCGTACTAAGATTATGGGCCAGATTCGTTTAGGGATGAACCTACTATTTTAAAGTTTATTTTTATGCGTTTTGTTGACACTGAAAAACAACGATAAAATAGGGAATTTACCTATATATAGTGTGTCAAGTAATGCAAAAACAAAATATGGTATGCATTTGAATAGGCATAAAAGCAGAAAAGCTACCGAATCATTTGACCCGATAGCTCTACTGTTATTAGTTAGGTTAAAGGGCGTTACTAACCCTTTGTTAAGTGAACATGCCCCTCAGATTTAGGTCTGGGGGGTTTCTTATTGGGGCATTACGGTGTCTACCGCATCTAGCAACATCTCGCCTGTTTGATCCGATTCATCTCCCACACGCAGTTCATACTGCATTGTTCTGTTAGCTGCGCTTAGAAAATTCTTGAGCATAGTGGTTAACAGTTTGGGATCTGCACCAGATGCGATCTTTCTAGCCAGATCAGCGAAGTCTTCAGGGTTTGCTAGAATAGTACCGATTATCCTTTGCTGTTCCTCTTTGCCTAGTTTCTCCATGGCTTCAATCTGACCTGCCGTAATTCTACGAGCCGCTGCGGCAGCTGGGTTCATGTATCCGAAAGCAAACAGTATACCTGTAGATACACTGTCTCTAACACCTAAGTTAGCCGCTGTATCAGAACCAGACCGTGCAACCTTCATCCGTGCAGACAGGGATAAATCCTGTAAGCTGCCCAAGGTAAGCATCATGGTATCTTTCATAAACTGATCATTAGGAAATGCACGGGATACCGCATCTATAAGGCCACTAGCTCTTTCATTAGTTAGTTTTGCTAGTTGTCCCGTAGAAACATCACGCATACCTCCCGGTGCAATAGCAGTGGAAGTTTTTATGGTGTCATTAATAGTACGCAGCAACATAGATTGTGTTGCCATTCTGGCTGGTATTTGCTGATCCGCAGGAAGTTTATCTATCTCTGTCATCAGCGCATCAATAAAGTTTCCGGGGTCAGATCCAAGAAGCTCACGTTTTACTGTGATGCTGGGATTGCTCTGGGCCGCACCTTTCTTACTCCTAGAAAGGAACTGAGCTACAATAGTTTCCTCTGCGGCAATCTTCCGCTGCCGTGCCATGTCGGCTACTTCATCTGCAGCCAATGCACGGTTCCCTAACTCGTCCTGAACAGAAAGTATGCGGGACTTAGCGGCGTTAAGTTCTTCAACCAATGGGCTATCCAGAGACCGTAATTGACCGATAATACCTTCAAACGCTGCGTCTATTTGCTCTATGGTCTGGGTATCATTGTTTTGCAGAGCCTTCGCAAGCTTGTCGGCCTGCTCTGCTACAAACAGATCAATAAATGGCTTGTTTACCTCGCCCTTGCTTAACGCCCCAGACAAAGCAAACTGTAATTGCTCTAGCTGATTACCTGTTCGATCCGAAAGCATTGCATTTGTATTTGCTACAGAGTTTGTTTCTAGGTCTGGCTGACCTCTACGACTCCCTCCCTCTGGTACAGGTGTACTTGTGCCTGCATACGCCGGGGTAAAGGATGCATCAGATAAGTTCTGAGTAGTCATAGAGTTTTGGAACTTACTCTGTGTTTCAATAAATAAGTTATCCGCAGCACTAGCAATATCTGCAGTATCGCCCCCATTTCGACTTACATATGCAAGCTGTCCGGTTGCTTCTCCTGCTTCGTTTACTGCCTTCGATGTAATATGATCCCTCAGTTGTACCAAGGACGCCGCCACATTGCGGTTGTTGGTCGAGGATATTAATTTATCTATCTCCTTCTTGAGGCTGTATAGATCCTGAAACCCAATATCGTCAGTTAATCCATCGATGACCTGTTGGGGCGTTATCGCAGAAGCACCTTCTCTAGGGTCTCCCATCAAAGATGGTTCTGATGATGGAGAAATCTTATCCCCAAACACCTGCTTCAATTTAGCAAGAATTGGAGCGCCATCTTGAGTTGTCTCACCCAAACCGCCTGCATTATTAAATACATTTGCAAGCTGTGTTTTGAACGCAGGCATATCGATTGGATCATTCGGGATAGCTTCATATGCCGCCTTAACCGAATCATACGCCGCACGGTATTCATCCACAAAGGTCTTACCGTACAAATTAGTAAGCTGTTCTACATACCGTGTATCATCAAAGAAGCGAGAAGGATCGACCTCCGCTATCATTTCCTTAATCAGGGGATCGTTTTGGACTGCGGAACCTGCTTCGGCTCTCAAGTTACCTGCCTGTGTTTCTGCGGCAGAAATTTCAGCATCAATCTCCTGTAAATCTAGGTTTCTGTTATCCACTAGGTCTGGAACGGTTTCCGTATCAAAGTTTACATCGTCTGGGTTGACTGCCTTAGCTTCTTTTTCAAAGAGATTGCCCGCTGAATTGATCATTTCAGCTTGTTTATCTCTAATCATACTATTGTCAGTGGAACCTCTTGTGACCCCAATAGTATTGGACACAATTGAGTTGGCTTCTTTTTCTACATACCGCTCCCATTCGTCGGGCTTCATGGTGTTCTGCAACCTTTGGCGGGTGACAGTTATATACTTCTTTGCACCTGCAGCTAGGGCATTAACCGTATCTACTGGTATCTCCTCTGCCGTATTCCCTACAGTCGCAAGAACGGTTGCATTATCTTTCAACACCTGTGCCAAAGCACGGGAAGCTTCTGCAACTTCTTGGGCGTTTAAGTTTTTCAATGCAGGGTCAATAGTCGTAATTACACCCAAAATAGCGGCACGTTGTGCTTTATCCCGTACAAACTTTTTATTGATCAGACCTTGGGAGCTACTGCCCATGTCACCGACTTTTCGCAGGGCCAGACCGGCTACACCCAGAAAAGTATCAAAAACGCCATTGACCACTAGGCCATCAAAAATCATTGCCAGATCTGCGGCCTGTTCATCATTAACACCAGTGAAGGTTTTCTTAACCATCTCAGCATCAAAGATCAGACCTTCATCGCCTTCTTGGGACAGAACACCTTCTGTTAAAGCCACTGCAAGGCTACCGCCAGCGTATTGAACTGCGTTGTCCACTACGGAACCGGCACCCCGAATAGTATTGCCTACTACGTTATCAGGTAATACTTTATCAGCCTTCTTAACTAACTCAGAACCTACCCCTACAGCCGCCTTACCTGTTTTTTCAGCGGCAACGCCGGGTACACCGAATACCAAAAGGTCTGTTAGAAGACCTTCACCAGCACTCTGGTCATAATCAGGAACGGCAGTGGCGTAGTCGCTATCTTCTAGGAAGTTAACATCCAGACTACCATCGTCCTCCCGCTCGACTAGGCCGTATAGCTCTGAGAATATAGTTCGCCCTGCTTGGCCCACTACACGCTCAAACATGTTACTGCCCGGTCTAGGAATTAATACAGATTTAACTTCACTGTTTTCGTCTAGATATTTAAATACTCTTACTTTTCCATCAGAGATAAACTCATCATCTGTCATACCTGTCAGATCTATCCCTAAAAGACGGGCTTCTGGCAGATCTACCTCTACAGAATTTTGATATATTTCTTCTGCCCGTGCATCAAATTCCGCCAATTCTTTAAGGTACGCATCTCTTTCCTGTTGGGATTGGTTTGGTAAATCTTCCGGGTTAACAAAGTCAGAAAACTTAGCCCCTATACGAGTTAGGAAGCTTAATTCAGGACGCTCACCATATATAAAGTCTTGGTTTCTGACAGGGTTACGGGCCGCAGTAACCTGTTCTGTTACATCAATGCTGCCATCTGGGGTAGTGCTAGGTACAAAACCTTCCGGGGCTGATACATCAATACCTTGTTCTATCATCCTCTGGCGTGTCTCTTCAGTACGCTTTAAAAAGTTAGCAAGGTCTGCCTGTTCTTGCGCAATACGGTCATCCACAGAAAGCCCGTCTTCATCTAAGATGGGTTCTTGTTGTGATGTATCTTCATCAGGAACTGCGTTGTCAGCCCCACGAAGGGTTTTTACGAAATCATCAAATATACCCATGAGTTAGTACCCACCCATTGCTTTTAAGTTTTCTAAAGATGTACCTAAAGCTTGTGCTAATCCTCTAAGATAATCCTCCCTGTCCTTGGCCTTTTGTTCATCTGATCCTTCACCCTCTTGCAGACCTTTCAAGAAATTATCTACAATTTCTTTTGTTATGGGGGCAGACCCGCCACCCTCTATGGTTAAGTCAAATGTACCCGTGTTTATAAAGGCCTCTAGGTTTTTATTATTAACTTCAGAAGGGTCTTCTGTGGCTGTAGCCGTAGGGGAATACGAAACCGTATTCTGATACGCCTCTGTTAGTTTTGTATCCTCAGTAGTCTCTGCATATTGCGTAACAAAATCAGAGAACGTAGTTGGCTGAAGTATGGGGAGATAACCATACATTGCTTTAAAGTCATTGGGTGGGCCAGTTAGAACGCCCTGAGCTTTAACATCAAACACTCTGATTTTATCAGCCATAAATGTACGCAGTGTTTGTTCAAACGCCTCGTATCCACCTTTTACGTTAAGCATCTCTGACAAACGCTCAAAGTCTTTGTTAGACATTGCGTTACCAGACTGCCCTTCCATGCGACCAGCACGGAATACTAGGGACAACATAGAGGCCTCAAACATTGCTGTTTTGTCGCCTAGTTCTTGCACATCACCGCTAACGATTGCGTCCACTAAATCTCCAGAGGCATTCGGTGCGTTCTTCGCCACAGCCGCCCTGAATTGTTCCTCAGTGACCATATAGTCATCCGCTTGTCCCTCAAATAGGCTTTCCATGACTTGCAGGACACCAGAACCAGAGCGTACAAAGTTTGTAATAGCTTGGGCAACATCGCCTGAAGCGTTACGCACACGGGGATCTTCCCTAGCAAAGGCCAGCGCCTGTTCTGAGTTAATAAGACCCTCAACAATAGCCACCTTGGCTGTTTGGGCTTCTTGATTATACTTGTTGGTCTGTACTGATATTTTATGAAGGGCTTTAGATTCTTCACCCTCAATGGTGCGCAGGAATGTGTAATCTTTCCCCTCGACAAGAGGCTGGCCCGTTGAGTCAAGCATCTGTACTTTACCCTCGGCCCCCGGCTTCTCTACAACCAGCATAAATGCCTGAACCCCATCAGGCCGGGTTACTACTGCCTCGTAAACCTTCTGCCCCGGTACACCGTTTTGTTTTGCAATCTCGCCCCTCTGTTGCGCCGCTGCCAATGACTCTAGACGGCTGATAATCTCTTCACCGGCTTCATCAGTTTTAGCAAGCTCTATTTGCTTCAAGGTGCTGTTGTAGTTGTTAGCTTGGTCCCCATACTTTTTGTATGTCGGTAAATTTTCCACCTTTTTAATCTCATCTGAGATTTGAGTAGCAAGGGATACATCGGCATCAGTTGCCCCAGAGGCTTTCGCAACAATAATCAGGTTATTAATATCTGCGGAGCTTTTACCTGCCAAATTGCTTGCGGCAATTATGTCTTGCCATTGACCAGACTGCTTAATTGCAATGGCATTCTCAATAGTGGACCGTTTGCTTTCATCCATATTAGGATCTACGGCTATAGAGGTTTTTAACTCATTTGCATCCGCAGTGACCAGATACTCCCTAAAGAGTTGGTTGCCTCGATTTTCGTACTCTTGTCGCCATGCCTCAGAATACTTAGTTGGATTGGCTCTCAGGTTACTCCCAAAAGCCTGCCAATCGGCAAAAGTTTTAATACCCGATATGTCAATATCTTCAGGGGTTTCTCCAAATGGCTTAATTCTAACACCACCGGCTGTGCTCACCTCGACAGAGCCGTCTTCAGGAAGAGTTGTACCTTTTAGTGGCGTACCCCGCTCCTCAAAAATCCTCTGCATTTCTTGGGCTTGGGTGGAGTACGCACTTGTAGGGTCTGCAGCAATTTCTGCTACATCACTTGCACGGAACGCCTCATCAGTTTGACTTGTGGTCCCTCCAGCTCCCAAATTAGAGCCTGTTTCTATTTCACCATTAGGTCCACCAAACCCTACACCTAGATCAGAAATCTTAGGGTCGGCAGGCACGTTTGGCCCTTGGAACGGCATGTCAACCATTTCCGTAGTGGGGGCAACAAATTCAAGTTGTCCACTTTTAACACGGTTTTCCGTAGACGTAACAACAGCACCTACATCACCATCCATAAGTTCAAGTTGGTTTTGAAAGTAAGTGACCGCTGCAGCATTATCTGTAGTACCTGTGAAGTCTAGGGCGAGTACTTTAGCATTTCTAGCAAGTTTCT